CATCACGGCGCCGCCTGTTTGGCTGTACAATCACCACAGCACTGTCGAAGATGCCCTCGTAAAATGACCGCATCCCCTCCATGCATGCTACGCTGCGCAGTCGCCCTTGGCGGTAAAGTGCGTGTGCGTGCGGGATTGCGCGATCGATCTCGGCCCCGAACTCGCCATCAAAGGCGGGTAGTGCCACATTATTCGTATCCTTGAATTTCTTATAAAAGGTGGACTGAGCCTCGTTATAATTATTATTTAATACTAGTATTACAATTACAATTATAACTAATATAGCAATAACAACATAACCACCTATTAAAATAGTTTTATTTATCATATATGTATCTATATATTTTTTTATAAATAAAATTAATTACACTAGTTAATCTATATAATCTGCTATTAGATAATTTTTCCGTTGGGTAACTATTATACATAAAATTATTAATATCAATGCAAATTTCATTTATCTTTTTATAATTTTTATATTTAGATGTTGAATACATCGATGAAATTTTATTTGATTCTTTTAATGTATTTTCACTAATATTATATTTATGTAATTCATCTTTTTTTATATAAAAACTATAATAAAAACAATCAATTAAAATATAATCATCATTATTAATCATTTATAATAATTACAATTATTGTTATAATTATTTATAATAATAATTATAATTTGTTATTTCAATTCGTATAAATTTATTAAAATATAATAATCATTAATTATAAATGACTGATAAAAATACATATGATGAATGTATGGAAATTATAAATGATAAAAAAAATTTAAATGATGATGATTTACAAAAAAAATGGGGGAATTTTAAAGAAAAATTTCCAAAATTATATACAATGCTTACCTTGGAAAAATCTATTGATTTAGAAATTTTAAAATATTTATGTGAAACAGCAGATCAATATCAGAATGAATCAAAAGAGAAACAAATAAATATGAATATGGATGTTAGTAATTTTTTTGCAAATAAATATATACCAAATTATTCTAATAAGATCACTGAAAATAATAAAGAATCAATTAAAAATAAAATAAGGGAAAAACTGGATAATTAATTATTTACACCTATTTTTTTAAGTTCATTTGGATTCATTGCGTAAAATTTTTCAATAATTTTAACCATTTTTGTAATTGCTGTAGTATTTGTTAAACATTTTTCACTTAAAAATTTTAGTGTATAAATTTTTTCTTCTATTAATATTTTTTTATTAATATAATAAATTATCGCTGCTGTATTATTATTATCTAAATCTTTTATAATTTGATTTTCTTTCAAATTATTTTCTAGTTTTGAAAAAAAATCATTATACTCATCTTTAAGCTCTATATCACACTTTTTTTTTTCTTGTAAATTTAAATCATTATAATAGTCTGTATCTTTAAAAACCATTTTAAATTTAAAATGTTCTCTTTCAATATTTGATACTGTTGTATCAAATAATAGACTTATCTGTTGTATTGATACATTGTATTTATGTGATGAATTTTTATTTAGTAATATTCCATAATATGTACATAAACTCAATATTTCATTTGTTTTCCTTATACCATTGTTTTTACTATTATAATTATATAATAATGATATTGCCATATTTTTAACATCTTGTATTTGCTCAGAATGTAATACATTACTATAAATTATATCTAATTTTTCTAATATTTGTTTAATATATGGATACATTGGGTCACGCTCTTGTAACCAAGAATCAATTTTATTTAGATCAAATTGCTGCATTTTACCATCTTGTATAGTACGAATTATATTTGCACCTCTTTTTATATATTCAACTTTTTCATATTTTTTTTCTCCGCCCACTAAATTTCTTATATAACCACAATTATTACAAGTCTCATTATATGTAGTACGAATAAATTCATATTGATTGCATATCTTACAAAATAATTTATTATCTTTTTTAGTACTTTCTATATCAGTATATTCATCTTCTGTTGGTTTTAAATCTATATATTGAGATATACAATTAATAAGAAAATCTTTTCTTTTATTTTGTGGCAGACTTTTAATTTTTTTTTCTAATAATAATTTTGTTCCTATGTTCATATATATTTAATAATACTTTAAAAAATTTTTTTTTTTAAATTGAAAATTATTTTTAATTATTTTATAATTATTTAATTCATAACTTATTCCAATCATGGATAAAATAGTATAATATTCATTTGTCTCATTATAATTCTGACTATATAATTCTAATGATGTTGATAATGTATCATAATAATAAGCTAAATCATCAATATTACTATAATTATAAATTAAATTAGAATGAAAAATATTATAAGAACTTATATTATTTAAAATAGTAATTTTTTTATTAAAATTTTTTTCTTTTATTAAATCATTAAAATTATAATCATATTTATCATATATTAATTTATAATTATTTAAATCATCAATATCACTATTATTTGAATTAATATCAAACTCTAATAATGTAAATAAATGTGTAATATTGTATATTGTTGGAATATATTTACAATTTATTCCTTTTTCTAAAAAATAAATTGTGCAATATAAATTCATTAAATAATCAATCGAATAATTATTAATTCTTATATAATTTATTTTACTAGTTAGATATTTATTTGTAATTATAACATAAGTTATAATATTTGAATTATTTATTATATATTCTTTTATACTATTATCAAATAAATCAAAATTATCTATTATAATTATAAATTTTTTTTTTAAAAAATAAGAATAAACACTCTTTGTTTTATATTTAATTTTTTCTAATATACATTCTTTACTAGAATTAAAATTATCAATTAAAAGATAATCATAATTTAAAGTAGATAAATATAATTTTAATATTGTACTTTTACCACTATTTTTAGAACCATTTATTATAAATGTTTTATCTTGATCTAAATATTCTTTAATTAAATCATAATTGGTTTCTAATTCATTTAAATATAATGGTTTATATTTTTCTGATAAATTCATTTTATTAGATATATATATTTATTTTTAAGTAATAAACAATTCTTAGCTCCCACCTGGATTCGAACCAGGGTTGATGGAATCAAAATCCATCGTGATAACCTCTACACTATGAGAGCTAACAATTGTTTATAATATTATTATATATATCTTTAAATAATTTAAGAATCGATTAATTAACTAATTTTCAATTTTGTCAAAATCTTGTTTCCAAAAATCTTTAATGCTCATATTTTTAATATGAGAATATTCTGTTTCTTTTAATAAACATTCTTTTTCTAATTTATCAATTGTTTCTTGCGTTAATGTATGTATAGGCATGTTTAATAAATAATCATAATTTGGATTTTCTAATAATTTCATTTTTTTCATATCCATTGTAATTTCTTGTTTTTTTCTTTTAAAAATAATAAGTTCATCATTTATAATTGCTTTAATAAATTTAACTTTTGCTTGTAATATAATTAATTCATTTGTAATTTTATTTATGAGATGTTCTTTTCTAAGTATATGATACCGATTTCGAATTCTATAAAATGTAACTAGTATATCTTCAGCTGATTCCATCTTTTGAAGATATCCTTTTTCATTAAATACATGCATATTTGTAGCATTAATATTACTTGTTAATTTAAGATTTTTTTCTAATGTACCTGCATATTCCCATTGATTTAATACTTCTTCCCGAATTTTAATTTCAAAATAAACATTTGAATCAGTTGAATTATTTTTAAATGTAATAATACGTTCTTCTGATTCTATTTTTTCTAAATATTGTTTATAATTTTCAGTCCATTCTCCAATTGGTAATTCTGTGATTTTAATTGTATTTTTAAAAATTTCATATTTTCCATATGATACCCATTTATTTTTATCTACTTTTTCAATATAACCATTAAAATTTCTATACCATGGTGTTAATTCTGGAATATCAAAATCTGGATCATCTACTAATTTTTTTAAACAATATTGAATATCATCTGGATTAAAAGAGGGTATTTTTGTTGAGAATCCTGTTCCAATACCTTCAGTTCCATTAATTAAAATGAGAGGTAATGTTGGCACATAATATTTTGGTTCAATTGTCATTCCATCATCTGTTAAATAATCTAAAAGTGGAAAATCAATGGGATTAAATAGTTCATCTGAATATTTAGATAAATGAGTAAAAATATAACGAGGACTAGAAGCATCTTTACCTCCCATTAAACGAGTACCAAATTGCCCAGCTGGCCATAATAAGTTCATATTATTAGAACCTACATAATTTTGGGCCATATTAATAATAGTTTCCTGAAGAGAATGTTCACCATGATGATAGGCTGTTTGTTCAGATACATATCCGGCTAATTGTGCAACTTTTAATTCTTTTCTCAAATTCTTTTTAAAACAAGCAAATAATACTTTTCTTTGTCCTGGTTTTAATCCATCAACTAATGATGGAATACTACGAATATTATCACTTATAGAAAATAAAACAAGTTCTTTATTAATTAAATCATTAATTGGTACATTTAATTTTGTATTATAATCTAATCCTTCAAACTTTTCTGTATTAGTTTGAATCCATTTTTTTCTTTCATCCGATTCTGTTTTTTTAAATGCTAAAACTAAAGCATTTGAATCTTTTGGTGATGTAATTACATAATTTAAAACTTTTAAATTTTTAAAATATTCTCTTGCTTCATGTGCAGTTGAAGTACCAAGACCTTTATAATATTTAATATTCCACCCTCCTTTAGCATGTTCTGTATTTTTCCAATTTATATATTCTTTATGAGTATAAAATGATAATCGTTCAGTACCTTTTGATACTTTTACAATTGGAGTTACAATACTCCCAATAAATACCTCTTTTAGTAAATTTGGCCACCCAGAATCTATAAAATTAATAAGTAATGCTTTAATATGAAATCCATCATAATCAGCATCTGTCATTACAAGAATTTTACCATATCTTAAATTTTTTGTACTTTTTGTATCAATTTGAAGTCCTAAAATTTTTTTAATATTTAAAATTTCTTCATTTTTGGAAATTTGCGAAAAACTAGCTTCACGTGTATTTAATAATTTTCCTCTAAGCGGAAAAACACCATAATAATCTCTACCTACTACAGATAAACCAGATACAGCTGTTGTTTTTGCAGAATCACCTTCTGTTAAAATTAAAGTACATTTTAAAGACTCACTTGTTCCTGCTTTATTTGCATCATCCAGTTTTGGAATACTTAAACGGACTACTTTTTTTCCATCCGTTTTTGATAAACTACGTTTTTCTTTTGCTTCAGCTACTGCTAATAATGAATCTACAAATCCTAATTTAAGAATTTTTTTAATAAAATCATCTGTTAATGTAAATTTACTACCAAATTCTGATACTCGTGTTGTATGTTTATCTTTAGTTTGAGAACTAAATGTTGGATTTTCAATTATACTATTTATAAATATAAATAATGAATCTTTTACATATTGTGGTTTTACAGTTATATTTTTATGTTTAGCTTGAATTTCTTCTGTACATTTTTTAATAATAGGTAAAATTACATGATCAACATGAGAGCCACCATCAATTGTACTAATTCCATTTACAAATGATACATGTTGAAATGAATCTTTTTTTGATAAAGCAATTGCAATTTTCCAACGTCCATTCGGATCATCATAATATACACGTGGTGTATCTGATTTGGAACCAATATAATAATTTACATATTCTGAAAAATCTTTACAATTAATTTTTTCATCATTTAAATAAACATTTACTGTTTTGGGTGTAATTGCAGAAATATCAAAAATTCTTTTTTTTAAAATATCTAATGTGTCAAATTGATCTAATTTATTTAAATTAAATTTACTAAAATCTGGAATAAATGTGATTTGAGTATATGGTTTTTCTTTTGTAACTGTTATTACCGGACTATTAATTTTAGACATATTATTTTCAAATGTTTGAGAATATTTTTTACCAGAACAAACAGTTTCAACAATAAATTTTTTAGAAAAAATATTGGTTAATTTTGCTCCTAAACCATTCAGTCCTCCCGTTGTTCGTTTAACTGAATCATTATAATTAGTTGAACTTAAAAGATTACCAAATATTAACTCCGGTACATAGATCCCATGTTCTTTATGTACCGTAATAGGAATACCGGAACCATCATTTTTAACCGAGATAGTGTTATTATCTTTATTTAAATGAATATAAATATTTTTTACACTTTTATTTCTTTGACATTCATCGGATGCATTAGTGATAATTTCATCGAATATTTTATAAATACCCGGATTCCATTTTACAAATTTACTAATAATATTATTATCATTATTTATAATCCATTGTTCAGATGTAATTGTAGATATTTCACCCACATACATTCCTGGCCGCGCTAATACATGTTAATTTGTGAATATTTTTTATATGTTTCTTCAACTGTTTTACTCATTCATTACATATATCAAGGGGGGTGTCTTTAAATATTTTAAAAATTTGTAAATTTTACAATAAATTAAAGTATTTACAAATAATGACTATAAATTTGAAAAAAATAAAACATGACGTGTAATCCACTTTTTTTAAAAGGAAATAGTCATAGCATTCCAAATTCAGAACTCGATAAAGCTTTTAATATTATTATTCAAATGATTACTAATAATAAAGTAAATACAATTTGCTGGGATGGTGATCCACTCACTTTAATTGATCCTAAATCTATTACGGGTGTTCCAGTTAAGAGTTTTACTTTACTTATTCCAAGAATTTATGAATGGGCTTCTAATAATAATACATTTATTCGATTTGTATATATTAAAAAAGAAAAATCAGTTTTAAATTTACTAAATGATGCAGAAAATGAAACTGATAAACATGGAACATATCATGGTCCATTTTATTTTTTATCCAAAACCAATACAAAAATTATTAATAGTAAAATAACAAATGAAAACGTATTTGATAATAAAAATATTGCAATTGCAGCAAATAATGATTTAAAGTGGAGTGCTTTAGGTATTAATATGATAAAATGGTTTAAATATAATAATGTTAATAGTGGTTATTTATTAGTCGTCGGTAAAGGTGAAGTAGTAAACTCTGAACTTAATCAACTATCAAATCCAGATTTATATAATGAAATTCCTTTAATTATTACAACTGTAATGGAATTTGATAAAGACCCAATACCCTAAATAACTATTATTTATAAATTTGACAAAAATTAATTTATATTAAAATTTAATGTAATTAAAATTTAAAATAAATGAATAATCATATTAAAAATTTTTTAGAAAATAATATTTTTATTGAACATAATAATAAAATAATTGATGAAATATTAATAGAAGTAGATAAATCAATTAATAATGGAAATACTAAATATTTTAATCTTATTATCAATCAATATAAAAATAAGATTAAACCAGAATATTTAAATAATGTTATAAATGAATTAACAAAATACGTAGAAGAACAAATAATTGAATTATCAATTTAATCTTTTATAAATTTTATCAATTCCAATTTGCATATATTCATTATCTTCATCTAATTTTATAATTTCATCATTTTTTAAAAAATCAAAACTATTTGGTATCCATCTTAAAGCCTCTTGAATTTTATATTTATTACCATTAAAACAAACAACAATTTTTTTTTCCATTTTAATAGCTGTATTTAGTTCTAATATACAAAAATATGATTTAAAATATTCCGGTGATATAACAGCACAAAATAATTTACATGATTCAACACCATTAATCATACCTTTCTCACTTCTTTCATCACCCCTCATTTTATCTAACCAGACATCTATATTTGTTTCTTTTAATGAATAATGAATATTCATTACAATTGCATCACTATTATCATTTTGTTTATAAGATACAAATATATCACAATTTATATTAAATTGGTTATAATTATTATATAAATTTTTTGGTCGAGAAGTATTTATATTATTGAATTCGATCATTTTTTTAAAATTCTCTAATGTACTTTCCAGTTCCAATAATTTATTTTTTAAGAATAAATTTTCTTTTTTTAATATATCACAATCATCGACCATTTTATGTTCTAAAAATGAAGAACTTGGTATTACTTTACACAATCGAGCATTTTTTATAATATTAAATATATTTAACATTTATATAAATTTATAAAATAATATTAAAAATATAACATATAATTTTTATTGTACGTTGCATTACCATATATAGCATTATAATAATCATTTATAATATATAATTGACATTCAAACTGTTTTATAGGACATTCTTTATATTGATTTTTATATCTTACATGAATTGCAGAATAACCATTTTTTTTAGGTTTATAAATATAATTTTGCGAATACCACACATGTTTTTCATTTTTTACATGATGAAAAAATTTTAATAAATCTTCTTTTTCATAAAAAACATATCTAAACGCTATTAAATCATGTATATCATATATATCATTTGATTTCATTGATGATAATTTATTCATTGCACTTGAAAATGTCTTAATTCTACTACTTTGTAAATGACAACATAAATTATTTTTTTCTAATATTGTATTAAATGTATTTTGTTCAGCTTTAATTACAAAATTTGCATTTGTTATATATGATTTAATTATACTACAATTTAATAAAAATATAATAAAATATTTAATTATGTTCATATAGTTAAACTATAACTATATTTTAAAAACTAATTTTATTCCATAATTTAATTATAAATAACATTTATAATCATATTTATATATTAATGAGTAAAATTTATAAGGATATTAAACTTGGATTTAAAAAAAACATAAATTACCATAAATTACAATCTTTAAAATATATATTAATAATCATAATTATTATAATAATTACTATTATTAAAATACAATGTATTAAATTATTATCTCGTAATTTAGTAATAGATAATACATTTAAAATAAATAATAAATTTAACTTTAATTTAATCATTATTATATTATTCATAGTTTTTTTTTCTATATTAGGATATTTATTATTATATATATATGAAAAAATATATATGTTTTCCAATAAACTTTAAAAATTTTCGCAACATTATTATTTGTTTCTAGCTGAATTGTGAGAGTTAAATAATTAATCTGCGTTTTTTTTTACATTATTTATTGTTTTTATTTTTTTAATTTTAAGTTTTGAAGCAGTAGATTTTACAGGAATAACTTGTTCATCTTCTAAAGAATGTTTCTCATTATAATGTTTTTTATGATAATTCCATATATCTTTAGAACCTATTTTAAATTTACGATCTGGTTTTGCTCGATACCAATAAACACAATCAGTTATTTTATTACTTCTAGAAGTATTATCTAGTACCATACAATCATAACCTTCTGTACATGAATTCATCACTTCTCTAAATGTATCAACGTGTGGAAATATACCAAAAAAATTTTTATATAATTTATCTTGATTTTGAATAATATTTTCTCTTAAAATAAATACAAAATCAATATTAGTTCTTAAATCAGGGGGCAAATCCATACAATATTGCATTGTCAGCATAAATGTAATTCTCCAATGTCTTCCATTCATAAATATTCCTCTAATATTTGGATCTCTTATCATTTTTTTATCATACATGCAGTCATCTAATAAAACAAATGCATCATTATTTAAATTTTTTTTTCCAGGCGTAGTAGAAATAGCTTTTTTCTGTCTAGATACTATTTGTTGAATTATATCTGTCTTATATTCACTATGTATAAAAATATCTGGAATATAAGATGAATAAAATGCATTACCATCTTCAGTAGCTGATATAGCAACACCGAGTGGTATTTTTCTACAATGATATAATATGTCTGCTACTAATGTACTTTTACCTGTTCCTCTTTTACCTATAAAAACACATGTAGCGGGACCAGCTCCATTAACTCTACGTTCTTCAATTTGTTTAGGATTAAATTTACTAATTTGAAGACTCATAGTTAGTTATATTATAATAATTTATTATTTTATTTTGAATTAACGAAAAAGATTATATATTTTCATCTGGTAACTTGTCCCAATAATTATCTGTTAATATATTTTCATCTTTCGTAGATATAATATATGATATTATTAAATTTATAATGATTCCAATTAAAACAGCTATTACTAAATATTCTAAACTAAACTTATTTTTTTTATCTACATCTTCTATATTACTTGTATAATAATTAGATAAAATATAATAAATTATAAATGTGCTTATTAACATTATACATATATTTTGTGTATTAAATTCATAAAATTCAAACATTTATTATTTATTTTTTTTATTTATTTTAAATTTGTAACTTATAATAATGAAAATTAAATATATATAAAAATAATGTTAAATGTAAATAAATGAAAATTAAAAATAAATTCAATGAATTACCAAATGAAATTAAAAAAGAAATAATAATACAATGTACAATATATAATCAGCAAATTTTAGCCAATTTATTAATTCAATATGATAAATTATATCATATGTTTTTTACATATAAAAAAAAAATTAATAATTTATATACAAATAGTAATATGCAATATTATTTAAATATTTATAATAATAAAAAATATACAATTAAACAAAAAAAAAATGCACGATATCAATTAGTAAATTATTATAAACCCAATATAAATATATTAAATAAAGAAATTAAAAAAATAAATAAAGAAATAAATACAGTTAAAAAAGAATTTCAAAATTACAAAAAAAAATATTATTATTTTTTTTTTTTATATAAAAATTTAATTTAATTATTATTAATAATTTAAAGAATTATTTTATTATTAGAATAATGATTCATTCTAAAATAAATAAATTATTAATAATACCACAATATGAACAACGTAGTAAAGAATGGTTTGCGCAAAGATATACTAAACTAACTTCAAGTGATGCTGCAACTGTGCTTAAAATAAATCCATATGCAAAAGAACATGAACTGCTTTTTAAAAAATGTGGTTATGATCCAAAACCATTTATAAGTAATATCGCAACATTACATGGGCAAAAATATGAAGATACAGCAATCGAATTATATTGTAGAATTACAGGAAGAAAAAATTTTAATTTTGGATGTATTTGTTATACAGATGTACATAAAGATTATTCTAATTATAATAAAAATTTTGATTTTTTAGCTGGAAGTCCTGATGGAATTGCTCAATCATTAATTAATAATGATGAAGAACCAATATTATTAGAAGTAAAATGTCCATATAGAAGAGAAATTAAAGATGGATATATACCAACATATTATTATCCCCAAGTACAATTAAATTTATTTATTTGTGATTTAAATATAGCTGATTTTATTGAATTCTGTCCAAAAACAAATAAATTAAATATTGTGAGAATTTTAAAAGATAATATATGGTTAAATGAAAATATACCCATATTAATAAATTTCTGGAAAAATGTTTTATATTATCGCGACATAGGTATTGATAAACACCCTGAATATATTAAAAAAATAGATAATGATAAAAAAAAAGAAGAACGTAAAAAAGAAAAATTAGAAAAACAAAATATTAAAATGAATAAATGTTTAATTTAAATTTACAAAAAATAAAATATTTAAAGAGTTTAATATATATATACTATATATGGGAATTAGAGGCCTTAATTCATTTATTAAAAAAACATGTCCCGAATGCATCACCATAAATAAAATTACAAAATATCAAAATAAAATATTTGGTATTGATGCTAGTATTTTATTATATAAATATAGACATATATCAAATATAGATCAATCTTGTAATAATTCACACATTATTGGATTTATAAATCGAATTAAATATTATCAAAATTATAATATAACACCTGTTTTTATCTTTGATGGTTCACCACCTGAACAAAAAAAAATAACATTAAAAAAAAGACAAAATCTGCGAAAAAAAATATATGAAAAAATTGAAATATTACAAGAATATCAAATAAATGCAACACAAAATGAACAAATAGAAATTGATAAAGAAATTTATAATTTATCAAAGCAAATCATAAATGTTACAAAAAAACATATTGAAGAAATTAAAGAACTATTAGATATATTAGGTATAAATTATTATAATGCTCCAGATGAAGCTGAAAAATATTGTGTATATTTACAACAAAAAAAAATTATTGATTATATTGTCACAGATGATACAGATGTATTTACATTTGGCGGTTATAATATCTTAAAAAGTTCCATTAAAAATGATATTGTGGAAACAGATATAAAACAATTTTTAGATAAATTAAAGTTTTCTCATACAAAATTTATAGATTTTTGTATATTATCTGGTTGTGATTATTTATCATATGTGCCAAATTTGGCAATCAATACTGTACATACATTATTTAAAAAATATGATACAATTGAAGAAATTATAAATTTAAATAAATATACATTTTCAAATGAGTATAAAATAGAAGAATTAAATTCTGTTCGTTCTATTTTTATTAATTATAATTATGATATTCCAAACATATTAACAAATAAATCAGTAAATAAAATTGCATTAAAAAATTATCTAGAATTATTAAATATTAAAAATTGTAATAAAATAATTAATAAATTTTAAAATAAATAAAATTATTTTTTTTTTCTTTTGTATTATAATATATAAATGGTTGATAGTTTAGGAATGTTTTTTGGAGCAAAACGTAAAGTGAAACGTTCTCCTGCGCGCAAAGTGAAACGTCGTTCGCCTGTTCGTAAAATGGCGGAAACAATTCTAGTTGGTGGTCGTGTTAAAAGATTATATACTGGTAAGTTAATGGGTAAATACTATAAAACTCCATCTGGTGCCCGTGTATATGTTGATTCTAAATTTGTTCGTACTCATGCCGTTCCCAAGCGCCGCGCCTCGCCCAAACGCCGCGCCTCGCCCAAACGCCGTGCTTCGCCCAAACGCCGCGCCTCGCCCAAACGCCGTGCTTCGCCCAAACGCCGTGCTTCGCCCAAACGCAGAGTTGCGCGCCGCACCGCTCCACGCAGATATAATAGATTTGGATTAGGAATGCCACACTCACTACTACAGATGATGGGCCCAGTAACAGGGCACGAGGCGAAGCCAGCGCACCCCATGTAAATAAATAAATAAATAAAATACTTTAATTTTCTCTCTCAATGAAAAATACAGTATTTTATTACATAAACAATCACAAATTTATTTTACACTTTTTAACTTTCATCTGAAGATAAAATATTTTTAAAATCTTCAATAGTAATATTTTCATTAATATTAAATAATGTCCTTTCAATTGTCCGTAAACTATTTGGGTGCGTTTTATCAGTTCTGACTAAAAATGGTGTAAAATTTTTTAATTCTTTATCAAAAAAACATTCTAAAATACAATCATTTTTAAAATTATTTAAATTCAATGCTAAATTAATAAATTTAGCCCCATCTTTTGTATTTTCATGAATTTTTGCAAATAAACTGATATTCTTCATATAAAAACAATATGCCTCCATACCAACACTTGTCTTTTTAATTTGAAAATCAAATGTATGTCTATTTTGAGGCTTCCATTTTAACATTGAATATTGTGTTCCAGAAATTACAGGCAAATTTTCTGGCATAAAAATAATACCATCATTATTATCGGAATTATTATAAACTTTATCAACAAATTCATTGAAGTCACTAAATGGATAAAATTCTTTGACTTTTATATTAAATGTTGAACTTTTATTATATTTTACTAATGATTCTAAACAATATGTTGTATCACTTAAACGAACTGAATGCTTATTTTTATTAATTTTATTTCCACATAAAATTAATGCATCATGTACCACAAATTCCCACATTTTATCCACTTTATTAAAAATTAATTCACCATCTAATAATGTACTATTATATATAGTGTCATCAGCATCTAGTGATACAATATAAAAATTTAATGCTCTATTAATTATAATAGCTTGATTTTTTCCATTTTTATCCACTAGAAAATATAATAGAAATCGAATACCATCCAATTTTAAACTTATAGAATATTCATATTGTTTAATTTTTGTAAAATCTTTCTTTTCTATTGATACTGGCTGTGGTGCTGGATAAATAAATTCATTTCCTCGAACACCATAAATATTATTTATGTTTTTTGTTAAATAATGTAAAAATTGTTTATTATTAATATTTATACCCTTTGGTGAATTTGAAACATCCGGAATAATATTTTCTAAATCCATTTAATATAAATATTTATTATATAAAAACTTTAAGTGTTTTAAAATTTGTTAAATGTATTTAAGGATTTATTTTAAATATTAATACATATATTGCTTAATGCAAAATAATATAATAATAGGTAAAACATTATTATTATTAGAATCATTACTTGAATATTACTCAAAAAATATAAATATTTTGAATAGTATAATTATACAAAAAGAAACATTATCGTTAAGAATATTAGATTGGTTAGTTACAAATTATTCTAAAAAATTTAATATTGTTTATAAACTAAATATTAATAATACAACTAAATATTTTAATATTTATTTAGATTACAAAAATCAATTAAGAGCATATTCTAAAAAATACTTTGATCCTTTTTGCAGAAGAGAAAGAATTCTAATTAATATATCAGATTTATCATGGAAAATATTAGATGATAATAAATATAAGGTTAAAACGAATGAATTAATCACAACTGTCGGCCAATTAAATTTTTTTAGATGGTTTATTGAAAATAAAGTTTTAAATTATGCAATTGAAAATATTGAAGATATTGATGCTGATATGATAAATACATTAAATAGAAGCAAAGAACAAAAAAAAAGAAAAGAATTATCTAAAAGTGCATCAAAATGTATTTGTACATATAATAGTAATATTATTATTAATTTTAACTAAATTAAAATATATTTAAGGAAAAGAATTATATAATATATAATGACTAATATACTCAATAATTGGTTAAAAATTACAAATCAATTTAAAATTAATGAAGATAAAAAACCCAGTCATCTTTTATTAAATGGATATAAATTATATATTCAAGAAGAAAATATAGAATTATTTAATAAAAAATATGCTGAAGCATTAGATAATGATGAACATCATTATATTGTTGAATGTAGAAATGATATATTTAAATTATTTTTTGATTTAGATTTTCTAATGACTGAAAATAATTATAAAAATATTTTACCTAATTTAAATAATTTTAATTGTCCAAATAATATTTTTTTTGATTTTATTCAAATAATTAATGATGTTATATTCGAATTCTATAATAAATATTATGATTGTATAGTTACAACAGCTGATATCAAAAAAGTTAAAAAAATAATTAAAAATAATGATAATCCAGAAACTATTGATAGTAAAAATTTAATAAAAATTGGATATCATTTACATTTTCCAGATATTAATATTAATAAAAATTATGCTTTAGAAATTAGAAAATATTGTATTAATAAATTATCAATATATAATAAAAATTTTGAAAATACAATTAATGATATTGTAGATGAAAATGTATATAAAAATAGCGGATTAAGACTAACTGGATCAAGAAAAGGACATTATATATCACATACAAAAGAATTTGTAGATGAAGGAAGGCCTTACAATTTATTATTTATATTAAAAAATAATCAAATTAATGATGATATGTTTAATGTTTATAATCAAGATAAATTATTACTTATAAATAAAACTAGCATTATAGTTCCAAAGAATGAAACTATTAAAAACATTTATAATAATCCAAATTTATTAGAATGTGATGAATGCGAAGAAGATGATGAAAACAATAATAAAAATTCATTTATAACAAATGCTTGGAAAAGATTAGTAAAAGATGACATTAGATATATAGAAATATTACGTTTTTTTAAAATATATATAAAAGATTATACTGCAAAGGATATTAAGAGAATTTTTTATTCTGAAAATGAAAGTATATATATATTATGTAGTCAAAGTAAATATTGTACAAATTTAGGTAGAAATCATAATTCAGAACATATATATTTTAAATTAAATAATAAAGGTATATCACAAAAATGTTTTTGTAGATGTGATACAATGGAAAATAGAAAATATGGATATTGTAAAGATTATGAAAGTGTTCCGATTCCATGTACTCCGCAATTAAGAAAAATTTTAAATTTTAAAGAAATTAAAGTAGATAAAAATAAAATAACAACTAGTAATAAAATTAATGATAATATTAATGTAAATTCATTATTTAACAATTTAAGAACTGATTTATATAATCAATTTACAAATAAAGAAACATTAATTAACAAAAAACCACCTAAACCTAAATCATAATTGTCCTAATAATAATAAATAATATAGCAATTATTATAGAAGATATTAATAAACCGGTTGTATTTAGTAAATTATTATCATTACTAACTAAAGGAATCTTAGATAAATTATTTTTAAATAAAGATGTAGATACAATAATAAATAATATAGAAATTAAAAAAGCTTCCTGTAATGTTTGATTATTACAATTATCTTTAATTTTAGTAATTATATTTTTTTTGTGAGAATCGTCATGTTGCTTCATTGCCTGCTGCCTCATTGCCTGTTGCCTCATTGCCTGTTGCTGCATTGCCTGTTGCTGCATTGCCTGTTGCTGCATTGCCTGTTGCTGCATTGCCTGTTGCTGCATTAATTGATCTTTATTTAATATAGGTCCATTTGAATCAGCTTGAGGATTACCTCTATTAGGTTCTTGTGGCATTAAATGTTTAAAATGTTGAATATCATCTTCATAGTCATTATTATTGCTTGTCATTATTAATTTAATAAATATAATTTATTTTTAAATTTTAATACGCAAAAAATTAATTCGTATTTTTTTAAAAATTTTTTTCTTGTTCTTATATTATAAGAAAACAATGGGAGGAGGTTTAATGCAGCTAGTTGCTTATGGCGCCCAAGATGTATATCTTACTGGCAGCCCACAAATTACATTTTTCAAGGTTGTCTATCGCCGCCACACTAATTTTGCGATGGAAAGTATTGAACAGACATTTACTGGTAATACAGACTTTGGCTCGCGTGCTACCGTCACAGTGAGCCGTAATGGTGATTGCATTTCAGGATCCTATCTACAGTTAACCCTGCCGGCGGTATCCCAGTCAATGCACTCGCTCGTGGACACCACGCTGGCCGCCGGAGACTACGTTCTCGGCTGGACCAATTATGTTGGCCATGCATTGATTGATTCGGTAAGTCTTGAAATTGGTGGCCAGGAAATTGATAAACAGTTTGGTATCTACATGCATATTTGGTCAGAACTCACAATGACAGCTGAAAAACGCGCCGGATACGATAAGATGGTTGGTGGTGAACAGAGCGAGCTCGCGCTTCTTCACAACGCGCGCGTCCCGACGAATTATTACGTCCCATTGACATTTTGGTTCAATAGAAATGTTGGTCTCGCCCTTCCATTAATTGCGCTACAATACCATGAGGTTAAAATGGTCTTTAACTTCACTACGTTCCCAAAACTTCTCCAATTGCGCCACGCGACGTCCGGCACCCTCATGTTGCCTTCTGCCTTCAACTTAGATTTTTCCGCCGGTGGCAAGCACTCACTCAGCGCCCAGCTCTATATTGATTATATTTATCTTGATACAGATGAACGCCGTAAAATGGCACAAATGTCGCATGAATATCTCATAGAACAACTTCAGTGGAATGAGACAACTCTCAATGCTGCGCATGGTACTCATAGCGTTCGCTTAAATTTCAACCACCCATGTAAAGAGATACTTTGGGCCTTACGGCGAAGCGACTGCATTGAGGCTAATGACCATTTTAATTTCGTCAACGCGGAGCCCGGCCAAAAACTTATTGGACCTCATATTTTGTCGGCGGCAAACCTACGTATGAATGGTCACTATCGTGTTAATCAGGCTCGCGGCGCTGGATACTTTAATCTCATTCAGCCCTTTGAGCATCATACCTGCATCCCACCCTCTGGCATCTATGTTTATTCATTCGCCCTTCGCCCAGAAGAGCATCAGCCATCAGGCACATGCAATTTCTCTCGTATAGATAATACTCAGCTAGAGTTAACTATAAATACCGGTACTGTCTCTTCCACGCTGACCGACCCGGCGGCCGCCACGACATTTGTTGCAGCGGATAACCATACCCTCATTGTTTACGCTAAAAATTACAATGTTTTACGTATTATGTCTGGTATGGGCGGCCTTGCCTACAGTAATTAAATATAATATTAAAAATAATGAATTCAATAATAAAAAATAATAATATTAAATTAAATTATTATTTTTTATTATTCTTATTTATTAAAAATATATATATATTTTAATCGTCTAGTTCATCTGCCCATTTAGTCTTTATTTTACTATTCAAATCATCATTTACCATTTTATCCATTATTTCCGATGGCTCAGTAGCAGGACAACTATTTGGACAATTATCATCATTTATTGTAATATCAGTAGATGATGAAGCACCATTATTAGATAATTTTTTTTCATCATTTTCAATATTAATATTATTAATTAGTTCTATTTTTCTCTCATTAAAACACTCTTTTTTTTGTAATTCATTTTTACGATAATTTCCAATAATTTTATTTAACTTTTCATCGACAAACTTTTGTTCAATTAAATTTTTATCTGGAGGAATTAATAACCAAGAATACATATCAACAACATAAATATCAAAAGTAGAATCTATTTTTTGTAAACATTCAGCTCTTTTATTTGCTTCCTCTAAGTTAGAAAAAACTCCTTTAATTTTTAAACAAATTTGTTCATGTTTTTGTTCAGAATTTGGTGATACAATACTTATTAATGCATAGTTTTGACCTATAATTTTTTCTGCATCCGTTGATACATTTTCATCTAATGTTAAACTATTTATGTATTTATCAACCTTTTCATCTATTATTTTTTTTTTTTCGTCTGAAACATCTTTAAATAATGGATCATTATCTAAATAATCGGGGTTTGCCATATTAATATATATTATAATAATTCTTTAAATCATTTACAATATATTTTATAGCGATGGAATAAATTTCCAATTTAAATCAGTACATATATCCTTCCAAATCTTTTCTTGTTCATATAATTTTTCCCGTGATTTTAATAGTGGAAAATATATTAAATATTCATTTTTTCCAAGTAATTGACAAAATTTATGCAATGTATAAGAATAACTTAAAAAATTTTTTCTGTGTTCAGGACAATATTTTTTAAATGGTTCTTGTATTTTATCAAATAATTCTAATAATACTTCTTCAAATTCATTACTTATTACTAAAGGCGGTTTTTTTGTAATTATAGTTATTAAATTAGGAATATGTTCATAATATTTATTTAACTTTAATTTTTTTAAATATTTTTTAATTCTTTCAGATGTAATATCATTGCAATCCTTTATTCTTTCTTTCTTTATTTCTAATAATATTAAATTAACAACACTATCCGGAATAACAGTTACTTCTTTACCCTGCAATTGATTTAACCATTCTTTAAAATGATTTTTACGTTGATATGAAAATGGTTGAGATATTTGTTGAATATGTGTTGAATCTTCATAACTAACTGAATTTATACCCGTATCAATAAATTTTTCAGTTATGCCACATAATTTACATATAATTAATGCATTCCTATAATCAATTTCAAATTCATTTTTATTACAGTTTTTACATATTTTATTATTGTTATTTATTTTATTATATGTTGGAACATTTATATTCAATATACATGTATCATAATATCTATTATATTCATGCCCCTTATTTGTTCTACCTTTATTATTAATATAATTTAATATATTATTATTAGAATTATTTGAACTTTCCTCTTTTTCTTCCTCTTTTTCTTCCTCTTTTTCTTCCTCTTTTTCTTCCTCTTTTTCTTCCTCTTTTTCTTTTTCTTCATATGTATTATCTTTAAAATTTTCTATAAAATCCCATGCTCTTGCTATATATTCTGTTAATTCATAACCGGATTCTATTTCTCTTATTTCATTTTTTAATTCATTATATTTATCATTTAATTTATTTAAATTATTAACTAAAGTTGGATTACTATTTTTACATTTTAATACTTTTATTTTTTCTTCTAGAAATGATAATTCCACTTTTTTTTTTTCTAAATTATTATATTTATCAAATATATCATCCATTTTTTGATTATGCAAATTTTCTATAGATGATCTTTTATCTTCATAAATTTTTTTTTTAGATAAACGAAAATTATCCATTATTATTAAATATAAAATTATTTTAAATATATTTATGATCATTTTAAATATTGAACGTATAATTTAAATTTAAAAATAAAAAATAAAACATTTACTTATTTTAAATAATAAATGTTTAATTCTTCCATATTAAAAAATCCTGATCAACATACTCCTTTTTTTTTTAATACAAATAGTTATGTACATCCGGCCGGTGCAATAGAGTTAAATAATTCTAACAATATAAATAATGACGATGAATATCAACGGTGGGCACTAAATATTTCCAGAAAAACGGATCATATTTTACTACCATCTTTATTTTCTAAAATAAATGTAAAATTTATACAAGATTCTGTAAAAAATATTATAAAAGAAAATATGAATGTTGATATCAATACAAAACAAGATCTTAATAGTTTATTAAATTTAATGATGACACACTATTTATTAGCATTAAATAACAATATTATATACAACCATGCAAATTTAAATCTTTTAGTAAATAAACTGAATCAAAATATAATTGATAAATATGTAAAAGATGTAATCTCCGGATTAAATATGTATAATACGTATATTAATGATATATCTAATTTACCAATACCAATTTCACATCCTGTTCAAACAAATATAAAAGGATCAAATCCCCTTCATTCGCCACCATTGAAGATTTAAAATGTCAAAATTAAATATACGGTTAATTATAAAATATATAATTTTATTTAAATGTAAATGGATATACCTATTATAATAAAATATAAAAATATAAATATAGATAATATAAATATTTATGAGTTTGATATTCAATATAATAATAATAATTTTTACATACAATGTCCCATATTTACTGATTATGAAATTATAAATTCTAATAATAATAAATATTTAGAAATAAAACTAAAATATAATAAAATTTCACACAATCAATTTTTAAGTTTTATAGAGGCAATTGAATTTAAAATGAAAAAAATAAATAAAAATATAACATCCCAAATAATTACAGATATTCAAAATAATAAAGTAATTAAAATTAAATTTAATGATAATACGAATATATATAATAAAGATAAAATACAAGTTGATAATTTAACTTCATCAAAAATATCATTATTATTAAATATACAATTTTATAAATTATATTATACAATAAATGCAATTCAAATATTACAACTATCTTAGTAAAAATATATTAGAACATTTATTTACTAGTTATTACTTTATTTAATATGGTTGGATATAATAAACAAACCATTAATATTAAATTACATAAAAATATTGTGATATAAATCAAATTTGTAAATTTTTGTGGAATTAAATTAGTAAATATATCATTTGTTTTAGAACTTGTACTCATATTTTTAACCGCCGTAATAAACCAATTGAAACCACCAATAAAAGATATAAATGCTAAAAATATTATAACTACTCGAATATTCATTAATATTTTATAAATATTTAATTTTTATATTTAAAAAAATATTAATATATTATAAATGAATAAATATTTTAATTTAATATATTTAATTACAACATTTATTTTAGTAATTATATTTGGTTTTTTTTTAACTGCATTATTCTTACCCAATCCATCCAAAATAAAAATATTATCCAAAAATATAGTAAATACGCCCACTATTAAAAGTTATTTAGAAAATACTTATAATTCGGGGTACGACGCCAATCCCTCGCCCTCGCCCGCGCCCTCGCCCTCGCCCGCGCCCTCGCCCGCGCCCGCGCCCTCGTCGCACCCGTCTCAATTTATCAATGATATTGTTAATTATAAATTTTATGATCATACCGCTGCATTAAATCCGCAGCCACAACCACTTGCTACATATATTAAATCAGCCTTTAAATATTTCAATTTTTTTTACGAAATTGCACCAGATAACTTATTAAACGCATTTGAAACAGCAAAAAATACCTCAATCGTGTGGCCCCCAAAATATAATGAAAAACATAGATTATTAGCTTTTCCATATGTATCTGGCAATATTTTTACTGGACTATACCAATATTTAGCTGCAAAATCAAGTGTTGCAACTATGCCATGTTGGTATATATGTAAATATGATTCAACAAATTATAATAATAGTTTATATAATAAAATATTTGATACAAAGTATAAAATTGCAAAAAATAAAGGTCATTTGATTGAATATAAATTATTTACAACTTTTTTTGGTAATGTAGTTGAATATGAAACCAAAGAAAATGTTTTTAATAAAGATGGTTCTTCATATAGAGAATCACATTTATTAAAATATAAAACAGGGGGATATACATTAGAAAATCATTTAAATCCAAAGGTAACAAAAAGTAGTATTTATTTAGAAGTTCAACATACATGTTTTCCATTACCAGGAACAGATTATCCATTTTGTGATGATGGAGGGTGGTGGACATATTTATCAGTTGGATCTGGTATCTGGTGGGAAGCCAAAAACCCCATTATAGCTAAAAATAAATTACATTTATTATATTGTTGTGGTTGGACAATTGATCAGTTTGTTGATATAACTGAAAATTTTCGTGGTGGATATTCACTTATTGATGCTATATTAACTGGAATATATAATGATGAACATCCAAAAAATCATAAACCTGGAAAAGGATTAGCATTAAGAACTATGGAAGGTAATAATGGGGACACCGTAGTAAGTAAATTTTTTATTAATTTTATATTATTTTTAGCTATCATTTTATATTTATTAATCTTAATTTGCATTAACATATATAAAATATTTAAAAATTTAAATAGCAAAGACGCAATAATTTTAAGAACATTATATATATCTATATTTATAATTATTATATTTACCTTATTATGGTATTTTACTTATATTTGTATAGATGATTTTTTTCAAGGATTAGGTTGGATGACATTAGATATGGCTTTAAAAAAAACTAAATTAACACCATATCAATTTTTTGAAGAGGCGATATTTGGGACAAATAATAATCCAATATGTAATGGTTTAAATATGACAGAATGGTTTGATGGATTTTTATATAAAGCAGTCTCCAATAAAAAATTTACAAGTGCCATTATGACAATGCAACCAAATAAATCCGGTTGTTGGATGGTTGAAATGTTTGATATTACAAATATAAACACACCCGCATTGGGAATATGTGGAGGACAAAAATTACATTCTGGAGGTAGATATTATAATGATTCGAAAGATACCACAGTGGTGGAGCCTCTCAATAAACTTGTACCTCAAGTTAAAGACTGCTATGGAATCCCCCCGCCCCCTACCCTAAATCCACCAGCAGTAAGTTGTAGTGAATTAGAAAATTCAAAAATATGTGATTATAACGGATGTAACGATACAAATAAAGCACTATGTATGTCATGTGTTGGCGTACCAACATCATTAGTATGTTTAAGTGATAAAAAAATTAATTATGGATCATAATTAATCCCAAAGTAAAAAATAAATTACTACTTACGAATTAACATTCCAAATTTTCTATCTTTTGGAATAATATAGGTTAAATCTAAAAAGTTAAATATATCTTCTTCTGTCATAGGATATTTTTTATAGATTTTAAATAAATATCTACTCTCTGGAATTTTTTTTGAATTTTTATATGTTAGTTCTTTTTCACTTAATGAATATCCTTGTTCATTTGCATATGATCTCATTTTAATATTAAATTGGCCAGAACCAGTTGAAAATAATAATGCAAATGGATATTCTTTTTCAGAATAATAAAATATATCAATATGCCTATAAATTCCAGTTGGACTTAATTTACCCAATCCCATAAATTTTGTAAATCCCGAACTAAATACCAAATCTGATTTTAATATTTGTGTCTTAAATAACTCATTAATAAATAATGACATTAATTGTTTTCCCTCTTCTTTAGTAATATTTGTTGATGTTAATAATACATCAATATCACCAGATGTTTCTTCTCCTCTTCTATAACTTCCTACTAATTCTAATTTTACACCTTTTATTTCTACACCTTTTATTTCCATAAATTTATTAACCGTTAAATTTAATGTTTGATTAAAAAATTTATTCCATTTATCCATTTCTTCTCTCGGAATACGTTTTTGTAAATCTTCATAATGATTTAATCCAATTGCTTGTTTATTATTTAATAAAGATGTATCTTTTTTAAATGCTATAGTCAAATCAGAAATTGTATTAATTCCTAATTCATATAATTTTTCAGCTTTTGATGGCCCAATTTCTGGTATTTTTGTTAATTCAGTTATTACTGTCATTTTTGGATTATTAGATACTTCAATTGCTTTTGTTAAAATACCAGTTTTAATAATTTCATGTATTTGCTGTATTATTTTATTTTTATATTCTCCTTTTTTTTTAAAATAAGATTCTTCATCTGTAAATTTTTTTCCCGACGCCCTTAAAACTTCTAATGCTTTATCAACAGTGTCTATTTTATCAACTGATGCAGATAATATATTTATTATTTGTTTATAAGAATTTTTTTTAAATTGCCAATTTGGCTCTTTTGTTGTTTCTACATTTTTGATTAATATATTAAAATTATCTATGATCTTTGATTTATAATCTTCATTCATAACAATATCATCACGTATCCCCCTATAAACAGGATGACGCGGAACTCCATCATCAGATAATTCCATATAACTAAATGATACAATACTATTAATAGGTATATAACTAGATGATTTTTCATTATTATATTCATTTCTATCTTTATCTGTTAATCCAGTACCAATATGGAATTTTATTGTACTAGGTCTTTTATCTTTAATTAAAACACACTCTAATGAACCTAATTTATCCTTATATTTTCCTGTACCCATTGTATAACCAATTACAAGTGCTTCTGCATCTTCTTTTATTTTATATTTTAACAGATATTTACTCCTTTTCAGTTCATATGGACTATTTGGAGCTCTTAACATTACTCCTTCTGCTCCATTTGATGTTAATAAATTGTAAGTATTCAATAATTGTTCAACTGATTTAATTTTTGTTTGTTTTGTAAATTTTAATGGACAATCTAATATATTTTCTTGCAAATTCCACACAACAGTTCGATCTTTTACAATCTGTTCTAAAAATTTCATTCTCATTTCAAATGGTTGATTACTATTAGGTAAATCATATACCATATATTTAACAGAATTATTATTATCTGTTCCCTGCCAGATTTTATCTATTTCTTTTTGTGATTTAGATTTTCCTGTTTTTAATGTTGATAAACGTGATACACTACTAAATAAATTTCTTCCAATCCATATTTCTCCATCTAATGCTATACCTGGCGGCATTAATTGTATAAAAAAATCAGGAACATACGTAAATACTTTATTGCCCCTGGATATAAATTTTTTACCATCCCATATAGCTCTAATACCATCATATTTCTCTGATATATACCAATTTAAAGGTGGTTGTTCAATTTTTAATTTTTTCGATAATTGATCATTAAACTTTATCCTCATCTTATCTTCACTATATAAATTTTGTGCTAACATTACTTTTAAATTTGTTATATATACTTTATCTTCAGATATTTTAACAGTTTGAACCGTTGGATAAACAGGTTTATATTCATTTTTATCTGTATTAAATCTTATTTTATTATAATGTTTAAATTCGTCGTCTGTTAAACCTAAATTTTTGGCTGTAAATCCAATACATTCTATTAATTTTTCCTTAGATATAGATTTTAATAGATTTTGATCTATCTTTAATTCCATTAATATAAATGTTATATATTTTAAATTATTTATTTCTTTAAACTTATCATTTTTTTGTTAAAATTTTAAAATACTTTGGTATTTGGATTAAAAACCTAGACATATTAGTAGGCACTTTAATAACTCAGAATCAAACAAACACATAATTATAGAATTATCCTACATACTTTGAAATGTTTTATTTGATATTTTATATAATAACAAAATTTAAAATATTAAAAAAAATATTCATATTATTATAAAAAATGAATAATATTTTTGTATTATCCAAAATATTACCAATTGATGTTTTATCAATTATAAATAATATTGTTAAAAAATATTATATTACAAAAATAATTAAATATTGTAAAAATTATATTTTATATAAAAAATTTTTGATAAATCAATTAAATTTATTGCCAATGCATAATAATTTTTTTTATATAACATTTAATACTACAGTATTTTATTTTAAAAATTTGACAAAATTATTAAATGTAAATGATTATTTAAATACACAAATTCCATTATTATATATAAAATTAGAGCATTCTATTGTTGACTATGAATGGATTGGTAACAGCAATAATAATAATTATTTACAATTAAAAAATATATTATTTGATGAGGATAAATTTTATCTTCTTATGTGGCCCTAGCTCAAAGTCATTCATGTCGCACGCCATGTACAGCGCACTCGGTATTGCCAAGCCTCGCTGCGGGTGGCAAGGGAGGGGGCAGCGGGTCAGGGTATGGTGCAGAAAAAAAAGCATCAACTAGCTAGGTGCATCGAAAGACAACATTCTTCCCAATCTTCTGAAGGGGAAACATTTTAAATATCAATTAGATTAATATTGTGAAGTTTATTAAATGTACTATCTGTGCTATATTACTAATAGAAGAGCGGAAGTTTGATTATTACGTGCGCGGCCGGGCTACTAGCACGTCGACTGCCAGACGGTGGGCGCCTTCGCGCAGAGCAGCGTCGGAGCACCCTTGCTGGCATCGCCCACTCCGCTGTACAATAATTCTCCATTGCTGTGAAGTATGAGTTCTTTATAAATAAATGTGCCGTCGTTGTTATCGGGCTGATCCGTTTTGCCTTTCGCGGTCCAGACGGGTTCGCCTTTACTATTTAGAATATTAAATTGCCCATTCTCAAGCGATAATGTATATGGCTCGATGCATTCTTCCTCACATGACGTGACGTTGAGGGTAAATTTGGTAGTGTCGCCTTCAGTAACTATTATTTTAGGAAGACTGGTAGTACCATCTACAGTTAAATATAATGTATTTTTACCATTCTGGAGAGCGTAGGGGAATTCGTCGTCGCCGAACGCATCTGTGTACTGTTTCAAACTATCTCCCTCCACAAGACTGGCTCGTGGAGCCCAGCCCTGTTTGAACATTGAGAGAGGCTGGTTTTCGGGGGGACCCGGCACGGGGCTATAAGTGTTTTGCAGAATAAGGTAATCCCCTTTTGTAAGATCATAAAACCGCTGCCATAAGCGTTCGCCGTTGCGTGTATAATAATTAAGCTCACCCCAAGACCCATTGTCCTTGTTCCTTTCATATTTTATGTAGCCACCAGAGTAGTCCGCACATGCGTCTTCCGACCACCAGCCTGGCGTGCACGTGCCGGCATTCCCGCGCCGCGTCGACCCGTATTGCCCAATGCTCCACACTGGTGGGAAGTTGCCATCTGGGCTGTTAGTACTCATTACAATGTTACCATCGTCCTGATTAACAAACTGTATCTGATTATTTGCCGATACTAATCGATTCCCCTTCGGAATTCCTGTACCTATTTTCAATCGATCAGGGCACGTCGTTTTTGGCCACTCGGTACATGGCGCGCTTCCCGTCTCCCCGCACGGCGGCGGCGCCCACTGTGAGCAAGTGGAGCTCTTCTCAGGCGCGCTCACCTGTCCTGGTACTGGCGCTTCAGCTGAGGGACACCGGTACGAGCAGGGCAGGGTGGGATCGCATGCAAAGCGGACGGACGGCGGCGGCGGCGGCGGAGAGGGTGGCGGCGGCGGCGGCGGAGAGGGTGGCGTCGGCGGCGGCGGAGAAGGCGGCGGCGGAGAAGG